TAATGGAACCCTTGATATTACAAACTACAATATCCTTTCTAGGGCAGCTGATAAAAATTTATATATAAATAGACCAACAGGAAAGAATATATACTTTAGAGAACAAAACTCAGACCAAGTATTTATTGCTACTGGCGGCAACGTAGGTATTGGTACTACTAGTCCTGCCTACAAGTTAGAAGTATCAGGAGGCGCTATATCAATAAAAGGAAACGCTGCTGGTAACTCCCTTCGCTTTGACGATACTACAGCCACCTCCCGTAATGCGATGTACGTTGACACCTCCAACTACCTTAATGTTGGTAACGCCAACTACACGGGCATTAAACTTATTCACACCGCAACTGCTCCAACAGCAAACAGCTTAGAGGGCAATCAGATTGCAGAAGGGTATGGTACTACAGATGAGGGTAAAGTTCTTGCCGACCCAGATGCTTGGCTCGCTGTACGTGTTGGAACCACAGACTATGCAATTCCAATGTACACCACAGGATGATAATGAAACCACTAACGCCTGAGTTGCGTAAACAGATTGAAGAATCAGGAACCCCTATTATAGAGATGTCTATGGAGGAGTTCCAATCTTCAATAGTAGGAATAGTAGATAAACCTTTGTATATTAATAAAAAAGAACATTGACTGGATTCGTATATAGATGGATAAACAGAACCAATGGAATGATGTATATTGGTTCACATTGCGGAAGAATTGATGATGGCTATATTGGCGGAGGTGTTTACTTTATAAGGGCTTACAATAAAAACCCAAACAGATTCTTTAGGGAAATAGTTTACCAAGGCGATAACTATAGAGCTGTTGAAGAAAAACTTCTGCTTAAATTTGATTGCGCAAATCAAAAATGCTATTATAATTTAAAAAACTCCGCTATTGGTGGTGATACATACTCTTATGCGAGTGAGGACGTAAAGAAAAGAATTGCTCACGGAAGAGGCGGTGGTGGGGGTTATCACAACATAAAAGACAAAGATTCGTGGCTTAAAAACGTTAGAAAATCTCAAGAATGCGAATTATTAAGACAGGGTCGTAGAGAACGAATGATTGGCAAAACCTATAGCAAACGATATGACCTTAACACTGTCTGGGATGAAATAAAAGAATTATATTTGCAAGGATTGACGTACAAACAGATAAACGCCCTAACTGGATATTCAAGGGGCACTATTTATAGAGCTAAACAAAAAAACTCACAATTATGAATACCTATTCTTGGGATTGTAAAACAGTAGACACCTATCCCTCACAAGACTCACTAGCTGACGTAGTATACAACGTACACTGGCGCTTGACCGGAACGGACGAGTCCGGTGAACACTCCGCTACCGTAATCGGTACGCAAACAATCTCTGTTGACGCTCTTGATGCTGAGACGTTTGTAGCCTTTGAAGACCTCACCCACGAAGATGTTATCGGATGGGTAGAAGCTGAGATGGGTGCTGAGCGTGTTGCTGAGCTTCAGGCGTCAGTTGACAGCCAGATTGCTGACAAAATTACACCTTCTTCTGTCACAAAGACTATTGGCGCAGTTGTTGAAGCTCCTGTTGCTGAATAAGAATTTTTCACTAATCTCTAATTTGAATTCAAATGGCTAAAGTCAAAGAAGAACTGCTTGCCCCAGTCAAAGAAGCCCAAAAGGCAATGCAAGCTATCCAAGTTGAATTGGGTGCTATCGCCCTCGCTGAACTCCGCAAAGAAGCCTTGTTGGCTGCTTACAAGGAGCAACAGTCTAATGTGCAGTCAGCCACCGATGCTATTCGTGCTGAATACGGTGACGGCTCTGTAGATTTGGACAGCGGCGAGTTTACTGCTGAAACTGGAGCAGAGGTCGTAGAAGAGTAACATTTACGGCCACAAAACGAGAAAGGGGGTGCAGAAATGCATCCCCTTTTCTTTTTATCTTTGTCTCAAGAGAACTTATTCAAATTCAATACCGTGCTTTTTAAAATTATAAAAGATAAGGTTATGGCATTTGCCGATATCTTCAAGGACACGAACGATTACAACGAGAAGACCATTATTGGGTTTTTGTCATTTGCCGTAATGGTTTTGGTGATGATTGCTGACGTTGTTAGTGGCTTCTTCGGAAAAGACTTGGTCATCAATGAATTCACCTACAACTCTTTTGTTATCGTAACACTTGGTTCTTTCGGTATTGCTGGACTTGAAAAGTTTGCTAAGAAATGAGCGACAAGAAAATTACAGAGGTAGGTGAAGACACGATGCTCGGAATGAGCATTAAGACTCTAATCGCCTTAAGTGTTGGACTGTCTATTGCTGTTGCTGGGTATTACAACCTGATGGCTGAAATCCAACTCGCAAAAGAACTACCGCCTCCTGATGTTACTCGCGTTGAGTATGAGTTAAAAGACGAGCTCATTCGTAATGCAATTATGGAGACTCAAAAGCAAGTTGAACAGATTAGCGCTGACGTTAAGAAGATTGATGAGCGCCTCTATGAACTGACAAAAAAATGAGAGCACTAGTCGTTACGGCTTGTCTTATGTTGTCGTTCACCTTGGGTGAACAACCAGAGGGTAAGTCTGTAATCGAATTTAATGCTGGATTCAACAAGAAAAACGGCTATAAAGACCTGCCTCGCATTAGCGGAGCTAAGGTTTATCGGATTGACATCCAGTCTAAGCCGGGAATCAAAGAGAAGTATAAGATAAAGTCGGTTCCTACCATCATTTATTTTAATGACGGTCAGGAGAGATATCGGTGGGAAGCTGGTCTTGACATGAAGCTCCACATTCATTTTTCAGAAATCAATGACGTTGTAAGTAGATACTAATGGAGAACCGCCTAAAAAACTTACTTAAGAAGCACGGACTCTCTGGCGTCAACAAGCCAAAGAAGACCCCTTCGCATCCAAAGAAATCTCACGTTGTATTGGCCAAGGTAGGCGGTAAAACAAAACTTATTCGCTTTGGTGAGCAAGGTGCTGATACGGTTACAGAATCAAACCCAACTGGAGCAAGAGCTAAGAAGCGTGCGTCTTTTAAAGCACGCCACGCAAAAAACATTGCCAAGGGCAAAATGAGCGCTGCGTATTGGGCTGATAAAGTAAAATGGTAAAAATTAGGCACGAGATAGACTACGAGAAGCTCATGGACTATCTAAGACAGGAAATGGATTTCCCTAAAGAAGATGAAAGTAGCGAAGAAGAGTAACCCCGGATTATGGGAAAAGGCTAAATCCCAAGCGAAAGCTAAGATGGGAGGGAAGCACTCTGCCCGTGCTATGCAGCTCGCTGTGTCTCTTTATAAGAAAATGGGCGGTAAGTACTCGGGTCCCAAAAAAGAAACAAGTCTATCTAAGTGGACAAAGCAGAAATGGAGAACCAAAAGCGGTAAGCCTTCTTCTAAAACGGGAGAGCGCTATTTGCCAGAAAAGGCCATCAAGTCATTAACCGCTTCTGAATATGCAGCCACTACAGCCGCCAAGAGAAAAGGAACAAGGGCTGGCAAGCAATTTGTATCACAGCCAAAGTCTATCGCAAAAAAAACCGCTAAATACCGAAAGTGATGTCTGAAAAAGAAACAGATTTCGGCTCTTGGCTTAATGAGCTAGAAGAGGCCGAGCAGCCCACCTGCAATATTGACAACCCAGAAGATTGCGAAGCTTGCGGTAGTTAAACCATCACTTTAGGTTGATATCTATAACTTATTGGTAATAAAGTATTTTTCGTAGATTTGTCTACGAAATAAAATTCTTTTTAATTATGAGTGAGTTAAACAACCAACTTGAGGATGCAGTTCGCCAAATGGGCGGTTCTATTGAAGGCAACGAAGTAGAACAACCACAACCAGAAGTTCTGGGTGAAACAACAGAACAGCAACCCCAAGAGCCCGCAGCAGAAGAACCCGTAGCGGAACCCACTGCAGCGCAGGAAGTTTTGATTAACGAACCGCTTCCTAGTGAAGATGTTCTTACGATAACTGACAAGCAGGAAGAAGAGCCTGCAAGTTCTTTGAATGACGAAAATGAAACTACTTCTGAAGAGCCAGAGGAGG